CCCCGATGAAAATCTCACCGAAACGAAGTGTGGCTAAAGCCAATAGAGTAAGCAGCTATCCTAAGTTTGTCCCTGACAAACCTAAAACCCTGCCCGAGTTGCTCTGCGAGTGCAGAGACGGCATCAAAACCAGCTTGCTGATAATTGATGCGGCGGAGCGCGCGCTGATCGAAATCCGCGGCGCAGCGCCAACCCAATTGCGTGGATGGTACAGCGATTTTATCGCTGACCGTCACACGCGGCCGGAAAGACGTGAACAACGTTACCACGATTTCTCCGGCTTGACTGACGATGAGGCGTACGAGCAGCGCTTCAACGCACGAGTTGACCGTTTGTTCTCCGCTGCACGGGGCTTTGTCGCGATTCTGCGACATCACCGTGCGAGCGAAGCAGTCATCAAGTGCTTCGTCAATCAATGTACAGTCTATTTAGACATGTACGAAGAGGACACATTTGTCAAACGTCTCAAATACCTGTGCGCTTTTGCGCTCGCACGGTATTGCGACAATGAGCTACCGACGATCGAAGAACCGTTCGTCCCATCTGGCATGTTCGGCCGATGGTGTAGACCTCGCTTTCATCAGAAGAATTTCAAGAATACACACCTGTGGTCTTCCTGGAATCAGGCAAAGAGATCCGCTCTGCCTCTGACGAATGCTCTGATCCTACAGGCATACTGCAAACATCGTGATCGTATGGTCGCCTCTGATCTGGCGGCGAACGATCAGGATCTCCGTGATGAGGTCGTATCACTTATGCGACCGATGATCCACGGATTGGCTCGACAAATGAAGAAGGATGAGGGCCCTCGTGAACGCCGTCCGGCATCCAAGAAGGCAAGTCACGAACTTCCACGATCGCTTGAGGGCGCCCAGGGCGCACTCGCTGTAATGCTAGGACATGCACACGTCGAAACTCGCGTCGAACGCGACGAGACGACCGGCTTGGCATCGGCAGTTAATAGCGACGATGAGAATGACACCTCACCGGAGTACAGTGCAGTCGTCGAGACCAAGACGAAAGTACTCCTCTGGCACGACAACATTGATGTTGCGCGCTTCTCACACTTCGAGGAACCTCGTTCTCTCGGTGTGCGTGGTGGCTTCGATTTTGCGCCTCGCGCAATTTTCTCGGATCCCGCCTACGCTTCGAATTTCAGCAATGCGGCTATGACCGAGCTCGCAGATGTTATCGAGGATGCGTATGTCGACGCCGGCTTTGAGCCGACTGAACTCAACGATCACTATGTGAACGATGATGGTGCAGTCGATTTCACTGACCCGCGTCGCCACGCACCGGCGATCGCTGAACCTTGGGAGACCGTCTGGGACATCGCACGCGATCGCGTGACGATGTACAAAGACTTACCTGAAGGCGACAATCGGACCTTTGTCGACCGGATGGGCAAGACGATACCAAGACAATTACGTGCTACTATCCAAGCGGTTCTAGAACCGGCGAAGATCCGCGTAATTTCGAAGGGGGAAGCTGCGCCATATCATGTGTCTGGCGACTTTCAAAAAGCTTTGCACGGCCTGATGCGGAAAATGCCGTGCTTCAGATTGATCGGGCGACCTGTGTCGCCAACCGATCTAATCGACATTGTGATACGTGGACCTGATTACCTCTGGTTCTCAGGCGATTATGAAGCGTCGACCGACAACTTGTCGCGTTCGATCTCTCGTGATCTGTTAGCCCGACTTGTGTATGACCTTGACGACGCCGACGTCTTCCTGGCGTGCCTCGATCCACACTTGTGTCAGTATCCTGTCATCTTTGTCGACTTGAGCGATCCGAGCTACTTTTCGATTCGTCGAAAATTTTGTGAGTGGTCGCGAAAGAATAATTTGAAAATTGATGTCAAAATCAAGAAAGACCAGAAGACCGGCGTTGCCTATGCCGCGTTTTCCGTCCCTGACGCAGTTCAAATCAACGCGCAGTTGATGGGTTCTCGCGTCTCGTTCGTCATACTGTGCTTGGTAAATCTTGCACTGTATCTGTTGGCTAGGACTCATGCCTGGCGCGAAGAACTCGCGCTTGGCATCGATCGTTATGAGCAGTATTCCTCCGAGAAGGCGCGCCGAACCGGTGTGCCCAATCGAGAGTTGAAAGCTTTTTGGACTGATCGTGTCTTGGTCAACGGCGACGACATCTTGTTTTGCGCAACTGTGCGCGAAATTGATAAAATGAAGCACTTTGGGAGCCGTGTGGGCCTGCCATTGTCTGTTGGGAAAGTCTATTCGCATTGTTCTTATGCGAATATCAACAGCACGTCGTTCATGTTCGATCTCCGATCGGAAACGAGTACGCCTGTGCAAGTTGACTACCTCAATGTAGGATTACTTTTCGGACAATCGAAGGTGCTTGGAGGCGAGGACGTTGCTGAGGACAGTGCATATTTGCCGCACATACTTCCGCAACTTCTTCGTGGATCTCTCCATGGCTGTGAAACAATGTATGACTTTCTTGGTCTCCACGCGGATGAGCTTCGCGTCCAGACCAAGGGACGAAACTTGTTCATTCACCCTTCGCTCGGTGGTTTCGGTGTTCCTGTTCCCGTCGGATGGCAATTCGACGTGACGACACCTCAAATCGCCGAGGCGCAGCGCATACTTCGTGGCTTGCCGAACCACGAGTCTGCGCAGTTGCCTGCCTCTTCGCGCGTCGTCCAGCGCGAGGAGAAGACTGTTGTGCATTCTCCTTGGCGTGACCTCAGTGTCACGACAAGCGTCGAGAAGCTTCGGAAGGTGACAAATGTAGATCGAAATTTGTCACAAGCCCAGCTGATTCAGCTGCTCGTAGGCGTCAAAGAGATCGCTCCGATCTCACGTTTTGACTACCACGAGGAAGGCTTTTCGTACGACATTCAGTGGAACTCAGTTTCCGCAAGTTTTCAAGCCGAGAACTCGCAGAGATCGGGTGAGCGAGCGTTTTCAGGGCTCGTGACCGCACGCCATTCATGGTCGTGTGATTGCGAGCACTGTAACTGAATGTGAGGGTCCGAAGACCTTAAACTACTCCGATCGGCAGGGTTGCCGTAGGGTGTTTCGTGCTTGAGGGTCCAAAACGTTCGCAAATGCAAAATTGCGGTAAATATTTACGTACTAAGGCCTGGGCAGCAAATCTGCCAGTGTGTCCGGAATGTCGAGAGACTGCACGGATCCCATGCTCTTCACCAGATAATCTCGCTGACGGCTGGCTGCCGCCGCTGAGACCACAGTGAATCATGTGCACGAGATGAACAGTCCCTGTTATTGGTCAGGGCTACCCCACAACCAAAGGATCAACACTATCATGCCAAAGAAATTTATGGCAAAAAAGAACCTGCCAAAGAAGCGCAAGTTCAACCCGGCGCCCGCAGCTCGCGGCGCCGTGTCTCGTACGCGCGAGCCGAAAATCTTCCAACGCGGTAAGCATACCGTCGTTGTTCACGAAGAGTACCTTGGCGACGTCCTGACGGACTCGCTCAACCAGTTTGCATACGATCTCTACATCGGCAATCCAGGCGACCCCGTCACGTTTCCGTGGCTGGCTGCCATTGCGCGACGTTTCGAATCGTATCGTTTTGTTCGCCACGTGATGCGCTACGTCGGATATGCAGGAACTGGCACGTCCGGCGAAGCCGTTCTCGCGATCGATTATGACGCCAAAGACCCAACGAATGATGAAACAAAGACGACTCTGCTCAGCACTGGCAACAGTGTTAGCGGGTCGCTCTGGGACACATTCGAACACGTCTCGTCGAAAACCGATCTGCAACGTCTCGGGCCGTATCGCTTCGTCTTTGACGGAGCGCTCACGCCTATGGTCGACCGTACGGATTCGTACGGTAACATCTACGTGGCTACGACGCCTAGCAGTGCTCCCTCTGGCACCGCTGTGGGTGAGATTTGGATCTCATACGAAGTCGAGTTTCTGACGCCTGTCATGACTGGACTTTCGTCGTCGTTCACGCCGTCGTCAATCGGCCAGACCCTGTCACCCATCACCTCTTCCGCTGATGGTCTGATAGGCTTTGCTGCTCGTGTGACGGCGTTGACTGGTAACCCCCAAGCGTACATCGGTCCGCAGACGCTCGGTGTCCTCGCTGGTCCTCCCGCGATGAACCCGTCTCAGTGGCTTCTCGAAGATGGCACAGTCCTCGGCGCAGGCCGGATTGTGCTGCAGTTCGCAAAAGACTTCGTCGGCAAGATCATCGTCAAGTACGCGAACGACTTGGCTGGAGACGGTCCTGACCTCGCTTCGGCGGCGGTTGCGGCCGTTGCTCGCGATACTCTCGCGAGCGGCTTCTTCAGCTCGTCGTCCGCCTTCGGCGATGTCGATATCAACGGCAGTCGCTCGACCTCTGACAGCGCCTTTTCAGGCGCGAATTACACCGGAATCCTTGATCTCGATGCAAACATTCCCGCCGGTGGTGGTGTCGTGGTCGCAGTGCCCACCTTCTCGGCCACAACTGGCTTAAGCGGCACGTGCGAGCTCCTTCCTACGCCCAACAATCTCGCAGCATCTTTCACTGCGAATCTCAAGGCGCGCATTCAGAAGAAGAAGGCGAAGCTTACAGAGTGCGACTTTTCCATCGCTCTTCGTCGATTGAGCCCAAACCGGCGACACAGGAATCCACGACAGCGGCTTCGGCCACCCCGTCGAAGGGTGATGTGCTCACCGTTGATGAGCTCCGTCGTGCGCGAATGATTCTCGGCCTCGGCCCTGATGATCAACGCCCGACGGCAGACTCTGCTCTCGTCGCGAAGTACCTTTCGATGAAAGTTTAACGGGACGAAATGAGTGGCGACGTGAGTGGCAGCAGCACAGAGTGTGGTGGGAATCAAAAGCCCGGCGCACTGCCCAGAACTGCGAATTAAAGAAAACCTCGACGAGATATCCGCAACTCGTCCAGTAGATTACGCGGAGACCTTTCCACCTGGGTCTGAATAAATATAAAGTGGCACAACGGCGATCAATGCAAGTGGCAACACTTGCATTGTGCGATACGGCCGGAAAATTGTGAGAGAACACCCTGGGGCGGCATCCTCAGGGGATCGTGATCATATGGCGGCGCTGATGCCCAGCGCGCGGGTCTAGGAATGGACCTTCCTGAGAGA